AGCGACATCATACACAACGACGGCTACGACGTTTGGGCAAAGTTCAGCAGTGTGCCAGTGGCGAAAGCGTTCGAGCGAAGCGAGAACTGGAAATTGATCAGTGTTCGAAGATTCACGCCAGAACCCGGTCAAAAAATGTCGCGTAAATCTGGCGTGAGAAACGCGGTCAAAACCTACAGCTATCACTACGAGCCTAAATGAACAGACGATATTTGAACGAACGACTCGCGCTTGCGTTAAACAGCGACGATTTGCGACTGTTAAAGACGCATTGCGATTTGGACAAGATCATCAGCAGTGGTTGGGCAAGTCGCAAGCAATCGCTCGGGTGTCTCGCGTTCTGGTGCAAATACGTTCAAGACAAACGATGCGTGTTGCCGCTGAGAATATTGGTCGAGCGCATTTGCGTGAGTCAGTCACGGCGCAAACATCGAGGCGGTTCACGCGCTGAGTTGAGCGAGATTGCCAGTGCCGCGCTCGTTTATTTCTTGAACGACACATGTCCGTCGTGTCACGGTCGTGGCTTCATCGTCGATTACGACAAGCAAACCGACACACAAACGCCGTGTGTAACGTGCAACGGTACGCGTCTGCGGGTTTACCCTAGCGCACACGAACTTGGCATCGACATGGAACAACTGCGATTCGAGCGGATATTCAATGATGTCGTGCTGACGCTTGACGCGAGCCTTCACGATTACGTCAAGCAAAGTCTGTATTCACTGCGTTGACAACATCATGTTGGTTTGTTTGCACTTTGGTTTTAACGTGGTATATTCTTAATAACTAATAACGATAAGCGACTGAATCACTTATGTGATTTGTAATGGGCGCTTTGTCTGTTATTGGTTGTTGTCATTACTTTTTGTCTCCGTTTTTCTCCTAAGTTTCTTGCATGGAAACCTTGAGCCGATACGTGATCGTGTCGGCTTTTTTTTGAGCGTCGAGAACATGCCCAATCGAGCCTTGTCACCGTGTACGTATCCCGGCTGTGCTGAGTTGTTAAGCAAGCCCGGTCGATGCGACGCGCACAAACGTGAAAGCGGTTGGACACGATACAAAGCGGACATGACAACAACACAGCGTGGCTACGGTCACGCGTGGCGCAAGCTACGTGATCAGATCATGCGACGCGATGGCGGGTTGTGCCAACCGTGTTTGAAGCAAAACCGAACCACGCTCGCTCACGCGGTCGATCACATCGTGCCGAAGGAACAAGGCGGCACGGACGACGAAAGCAATCTGCAATCGATATGTCGTGATTGTCACTCGCGCAAAACGGCTTTCGAGCAAGCTGAGGGCAAAGCGAGCGCGTACCCGAAGTGGTTGCCCAAGCCGACGATTCCCGTAGTCGTCGTGTGCGGACCGCCCGGAAGCGGGAAATCAACGTACGTTGGGAAGAACGCTCGCGACGGTGACTTGATCATCGATCTCGATGTCATTGCATCGCAGTTGACGAACAAGCCGCTGTATCACGCGACGTTCGAAGAACGCATGAACGCGATTCGCGTACGAAACAAGTTGCTCGCGAGTCTGGGTGGCAAAACGTCGTATCGGAAATGTTGGCTAATCGCAACAGCGAACAGCGAAGCAAAGCGCGAATTCTGGAAATCGACGCTAAACGCGCAAATCGTCGTCCTAACGGTCGACAAGCGCACGTGCATAGATCGCGTCATGTCGGATGAATTGCGCCCGATGAGCGCACGATTACGCGCCCGAGACGTGATTTTGGAATGGCAGTGAGCTGTGAGTTTGTTTTTTCCCCGATTTTAAGGGGGGGATATCGAAAGTTGCCGCGTTTTCGCGCGTGATCGACACGCGTACAACGATTCGCGCGGTGTCAAAATTAGTTTATGGGGTCAAGTTTGGTTTGGTCCAATCCAAAATAACTTTTGGAAATAAACCGAAAGCCAGTTATTGATTTTGGTGAATTTGGAAAACCGACGGAAAAAAACGAAATGCGTGGAAGAAAACCGAAACCGACCGACATGAAGGTTTTGCAAGGTACGTTTCGCAAAGATCGTGCCGATGCTCGCGAGCCGAAACCCGCGGGTCAGTTGCGCGACGCGCCCGATCATTTGACTGAAGAACAGAAAACGATCTGGAACGAAGCGATTCAAAACGCACCGTCCGGGTTGTTAAAGCCACTCGATTGGTCAGTGTTCGAAGTTTGGGTCGTCGCCGCGCACACGCACCGCGTTGCCGCTGAGAAAGTTCAAACGATGGGTCAGATTGTCAAATCACCGTCTGGCTACCCGATCGTGAATCCGTTTCTGTCGTCGATGAACAAGCAAGCGGCGATCATGATCAAAGCCGCGAGCGAACTCGGGTTTTCCCCGACCGCGCGTAGTCGAATCGTGATTGCTGAGGAAGTCGCACAAGACGACCCGTGGGCGAAACTCGCCGCGATGTGACGCGATGCGCGATTACGTTGCCATTGCGAACAAGTACATCCGCGACGTATTGTCGGGAAAGATACCCGCTTGCAAGCATGTAAAACGCGCATGTGAACGACAGCGCGAAGATTTGAAGCGTTGGAAAACCAAGTCGTCCACTTACGTGTTCGACAAGCAACGCGCCGCGCACGTGTGCCAGTTCATCGAGTTGTTGCCGCACGTGAAAGGTCCGCTCGCGGGTCAACCGATCACGTTGAGCGATTGGCAGATTTTCATCTTGACGACAGTATTCGGCTGGGTGAATCAATTCGGCTTTCGTCGCTTTCGTCGCGTGTACATCGAAGTGCCAAGAGGAAACGGCAAGTCTGCCCTCAGTTCCGCGGTCGGGTTGTACATGTTGAGTGCTGATCGCGAAGGCGGTGCCGAGTGCTACGCGTTCGCCACGACGCGAGATCAAGCAAAGATTGTTTTCAACGACGCGAAAGCGATGGCACGGAAATCGCCCGGGCTTGCCGCCAATTTTGGTGTCGACGTTTCGTCGCATTCGATTTTCGTCGAGCGAAGCGGTAGCAAGTTTGAGCCGCAAAGCGCGGAAGGTTCAACGCTTGACGGTTTGAACACGCATTTCGGTTGCATCGATGAGTTGCACGCACATAGGACCCGCGCAGTCTACGATGTCACCGAAACGTCGACTGGCAAACGCTCGCAATCGCTGTTGTGGGTNATCACCACAGCGGGCAGTAATCGCGCGGGCATTTGCTACGAAGTGCGCGGCTTTGTTGTCAAAGTGTTGGAAAAAACCGCTGTCGATGAAACGCAGTTCGGCATCATCTACAGCATCGACGACGATGATGATTGGACAACCGAGGATGCGCTGATCAAAGCGAACCCGAATTGGGACGTTTCAGTCATGCCCGACGTGTTGCTTCCGTTGCAGTCGAAAGCGATGGTCATGCCAAGCGCGGCAAACAATTTCCAGACCAAGCACTTGAACGTGTGGGTCAACGCTGACACAGCATGGATGGACATGCGAGCGTGGGAAAAATGCAAAGACGAATCGTTGGACAAAGATCAGTTCATGGGCGAGCCGTGCATCGTCGGACTCGACCTTGCGAGCAAGATTGACATCGCCGCGAAGATTCGTCTGTTTACGCGCGAAGTCGATGGCAAGTCGCACTACTACGTTTTCGGCGAGTATTACTTGCCGATGGAAGCGGTTGAAAAAGGCGAAAACAGTCAGTACGCGGGATGGGAGCAAATCGGTTTGTTGACCGCAACGCCCGGCGCGGTGACAGATTTCGCCACGATCGAGAACGGTTTGCTCGACGACGCGAGCGATTTTCAGCTTGATCAAGTCGTGTACGACCCGTTCCAAGCCACGCAATTATCGCAACGCATGGCAGAGCAAGGTTTGCCGATGGTCGAGTTACGACCGACGACGTTGAACTTCAGCGAACCGATGAAAGCGTTGGAAGCGTTGGTTCTTGAAGGCAGACTTCATCACGATGGCGACCCGATACTCGCTTGGATGATCAGCAACGTTGTTTGCCACATTGATGCGAAAGACAACATATACCCGCGCAAGGACAGACCAGAGAACAAAATCGATGGTGTCGTTGCGTTAATCATGGCGCTCGGTCGTGCGTTGCTTAACGACAANAGNGANNNNGCCACACCGGAGTTGATTCTGTTATGAAATTGGTCGATCGGATNAAAAGCGCNTTTGGCGGTTCNAAGTCCGACGTTAAAGCGCAAACTGGCGGCATGTTGCCCGTNAGTGACGGAATGCGCGGTTCGCAGTTGTACGATTGGTTGACGTACGGAATAAGCGCCGCCGGTGTCGAGGTGAATGAACTCACCGCGATGAGCGTATCCGCTGTGTATTCGTGCGTCGACTTGCTTGGCGGCTCCGTGTCGTCGTTGCCGATCAAACAGTATCGAACGATTAACGGTAAGCGCGAAGAATACGTCGATCACTTGACGCGTTTGTTGAATCACGCGCCCTATTTCAATTGGACAGCCGCGGGCATGTGGCAATACGTCATGCGCTCGAAACTGTTGTACGGCGACGCGTTCGTGCAAATCGTGCGCGAAGAAGCGCCCGGTGGACACACGATTTCTCGCGTGAAGGGTTTCCGACCCATTCACCCGTTAAACGTCACGGTTCGCATGATCGACGGGATGTTGAAGTATTACTGCTACATATACGTGGGCGGTACGGGCTTGCAATGGGAACATCGCGTCATTGAAGGTCCCGACATGTTGCATTTCACGGGTCCCGGATTCGACGGTGTTCGCTCGCTGTCGCAGTTGAAGTACGTGTTGAAGAACTCAGCGGGCATGGCGTACGCCGCCGACGAGTTCAGCGCACAGTTTTACGCGAACGGTGCGCGACCGGATTTTGCGCTTGAGTACCCGGGCAATTTGTCCCCAGAACAGCAAGAGATGATTCGTCGCACTTGGGCGGCGCGTCACCAAGGACCGTCAAAGTCGCACTTGCCCGCGCTCATGACGGGCGGCTTGAAGATTCACGAAATCAACATGTCGAACGAAGATGCTCAGTTGTTAACGACTCGTCAGTTTCAAGT